CTAGACCAAATCAACACAATGGCGATGATGACCATGTGCGAGCTTGGGTATGCGCGGTATGAGCGGTTTCGTGCTGGGCTGAAGATGGATGATGAGGCTTGCGAGAAGCTTAGACAGTTCGTGCATTCGAATGCTGATCGCGAACACGAGCTAGAACTACGAATTAAATGCGCACCGATGTACAAACCTATGGCATACTAGGTCCAACAGCGCGCTATCCTCTGACTCGTTACGTTAGCGCCTTCTAATCGCGGTCCTCCCCTCCCTGCGATGCTGCACCTTTAGCCCATCGTGAACCGTCCGATGGGCTTCTTTTTGCCTATTAAATGGCAGTTTTTACGCAAAACAGGCAGAATATGTGCAGTTTTATGCATGTGGTATCATTTCTGCATCCGGTGACAATGCCAGCGCAGGACCTGAAATCCTGTTAGCTTCCGGATAACACCTGTCGCAGTACTCAGGAAACCCCGGAGAGATAGAGTACGGATTGACTCTGCGTAGGGTGAGACGCAGGTGAAGTAGAATCAGTCGAGATAGGTTGCAGGCACAGCTTGCAGGTTATCGAAAGGCCGGATACGACTTACGGCAGTCATCGGGTGGCTTGACCATCTGATCTGTCGCCGGCACAGGCTGATGCAGTACGGATCTTACGTTCATACGCGGCGTAAGACGCTGACGAGTAGCCGAGCATGTTCAGCCATGACGCTAGATTCAAGGGCCGACTACGAGAGCGGTACAAGTCTAGTGGATCTACGAAATGATGTAGCTCTTGAAGCACTGAAATACGGATTGGGAGTTCCCGGTCGCCACAACACACGCCCCAAGCCTATGACCGCAAGGTTATGCTCAAATCGGGGCGTTTTTATGTCACGTGTTCGGTAATTCCGAACAACTGAAAAAGTGATATCACAAAGCCACCGAACTGAAACTGATATCATTATGTCCAACTAGGTACATTCCTTAAATCAGACCACATCCACAATGAAGAAGCCCATGAGCGATCCAACTGGCGACCCAAACGTACTAGCGCAACTGTGGGCATCTATTCCGGAGCCTATCAAGGCCGCAATAATGAACGTAGCACTCAGCACGGTAATGGCGTTTCGTAATAGTGAGCGAACGTTCTGGACATCGTTCTGGGAGGTTAGTGCAGGCGGCATCATTACCTTCATGGCCGGCTCAGCAGTCGAGGCATTCGGCCTATCCAATGGCTGGTGTTTCGCAATTGGTGGCGCCGTCGCAGTCTTTGGCATCGATCAGGTTAAGGCCTTCGCTGCCAGATTCGCAGAAAAGAAAGCTAGCGAATAGGTTAAACTAGGCCTCTTAATGGAGGCTTTTTAATGGCTAATAGACCAATCGTTCACACAGGGGATAAGACCTCGACAGTCGGGCGCTCAAGAATGTTTGAGACGCCTGATGATTTGATGGCTGCGTGCCAAGAATACCTAGACTGGAACAGCGCTAACCCTCTGATGGAGGAAAAGCCGTTCTGCTTCCAAGGCCAAATCATCATGGCCGAGATTCCTAAGCCTCGTGCGCCTTCCATCGTTGCTCTGTGCACCCATCTCGGTATTCATCGTCATACCTGGCAGAACTACCGCATCAGTGAAGAGTTCGACCTTGTTTGTGAAGAGGTTGAAGCCCGTATGCGCACGTACAAGTTCGAGCGCGCAGTTGCCGGCCTGATGAACTCGACACTCATTGCTCGCGATCTTGGCCTGGTTGACAAGCAAGAGGTTAAGCACTCCAGTGATGGCACAATGCTGCCTAATCGAATCGAGCTAGTAGCAGGCAAGGAATGAGTACGGCGCAAATCCGTCTGCCTCCTAAGATGCTGGAGGTATTCAGCCATCCTCGCGGAACTGTTCGCTATCGTGGCGCAAGAGGTGGCCGAGGGTCGGGAAAATCCTTTTCGTTCGCCAAGATGGCCGCGATATGGGGAGTCATCGAACCACTGCGCATTCTCTGCACTCGTGAACTCCAAGCATCGATCAAAGAGTCCTTTCACGCCGAGCTAAAGAACGCTATCGCCTCGGAGCCATGGCTTGAAGCTGCGTATGACGTTGGCGTTGACTACCTGCGCGGGAAGAATGGGACTGAGTTCCTATTCAAAGGCCTGCGCCACAACATCGGCTCTATCAAGTCGCTGGCTCAGATAGACCTATGCATCGTGGAAGAGGCTGAGGACGTCCCCGAGGCATCCTGGCAGGCCCTGGAGCCTACTATCCGTGCGCCAGGATCTGAAATATGGGTCGTGTGGAACCCGCGCCTTGATGGAAGCCCTGTAGACCATCGCTTCGTAAAGAACACTCCGCCGCGATCCTGCATCGTGGAAATGAACTATTCCGACAATCCGTGGTTTCCACTTGAGCTTGAAGAGCAGCGCATGCACGCGCTCAAGACGATGGATAGCGCAACCTATGCGCACATATGGGAGGGCGATTACCTTAGCCGTACTGATGCTCAGGTATTCGCCGGCAAGTCACGCATCGCCGACTTCGAGCCTGGTCCTGATTGGGATGGACCATACAACGGCCTCGATTTCGGGTTTGCGCAAGATCCTACAGCCGCCGTCAAGTGCTGGATTTTTGATGACAGGCTTTACATCGAGTACGAGGCTGGACGTATTGGCTTGGAGCTTGACGATACAGCCGCATACGTTAATGAGCGCGTGCCTGGATTCGCTGAGCATGCTGTACGCGCAGACTGTGCGCGTCCTGAGTCCATCAGCTACTTGAAACGCCATGGGATGCCTCGCATTGAAGGCGTGACCAAGGGCAAGGGCAGCGTAGAAGACGGCGTAGAGCACATCAAGAGCTATCAGGAGGTGGTTATTCACACCCGCTGCGTCAAGGTGCAGGAAGAGTTCCGTAAATACGGGTACAAGATTGATCGACTGTCCGGCGACATCCTTCCCGTGATCGTCGACGACTGGAACCACTACATCGACGCCATCCGGTACGCGCTTGAGCCTGTTATGAAGCTCAAGGCTGCCGGCGGCGTCTTCCTCCCAGCCCGCATGCGCCGGTAACACCATCCCCGCACGGTATCACCCCTCCTGTTACCGTGCGAAATTACTGTTCTCCGGAAAACAGTTGACGCCTATCTCCAGCCATATACAATCGCTGCATACACAGGAGGCGGTGATGAATGAGCTGGATGATAAGCAACGCACTGATGAAGGATTACGAGAACTCGCTCTCTTTGCGGGTGCGGGCGGAGGAATTCTCGCCGGAAAGCTGCTCGGATGGCGAACCGTCTGCGCAGTCGAGCGAGAACCCTACGCCGCTAGCGTACTTGCAGCAAGACAGAATGATGGCATTCTCGAAGCTTTCCCGATCTGGTCAGACGTTTGCACCTTTGACGGAAAGCCTTGGCGAGGACTTGTTGACGTGGTTTCTGGCGGGTTTCCATGCCAAGACATCAGTGCATCCGGTAACGGCGCAGGAATCGATGGCGCCAAGTCAAGCATGTGGAAGCCCATGGGAAGAATCATTGGCGAAGTACGACCTAAGTTCGCGTACATGGAGAACAGCCCACTCCTTGTTTCCAGAGGACTTGCCGTGGTCCTCGGTGATCTTGCCGAGATGGGGTACGATGCGGAATGGGGATGTTTATCAGCGTCAAGCCTGGGAGCCAATCACGTCAGGGATCGAATCTGGATCCTTGCTACCGACTCCAACCTGCCACAACACGAAAGAGGGAGCGTATCCAGCAGAGTACGCTCGCAACACTCCCACGCTCGCGACTCACGTTGGTGGCAAGATCCATCCGAACTTCACCGAGTGGATGATGGGGTGGCCCATAGACTGGACCGCCTTAAGGCCATTGGAAACGGCCAGGTTTCACGAGTGGCAGCAACAGCATTCTATATCCTGAGCAAATAGATTGACGACGAGCCGAATAAATTCAATAATCGGCTCACACAACACGGAGGCGGTAAAGATGGCGACGGTTAAAGAGAGAGAAGTTGTTAGCGAGATCATGAATCTTGCGTGTGACGTGAACGCAGAAGGAAGCGTATCGGTTAGCGTTGATGTGAATTCTAGCGCTCTCACAATGCGTATTTCGCCTGTAGATATCAGTGACGCCCAAGACTGGAAGTGGATTTACTATCCAGAGCGGCCAGCATATTTCGAGAGCGAGGATTTCGACGCTGAATACTTCGACAAGCCAGCGGCAGAGTTCATCGCAGAACTGAAGAAACACCACCCACAATACGACGCTGACGGGGTTAAGTTATGAGTAATTTGAATTGGCCGGAATCAGCAACTCATTACGGTTCTGAAACGTTGCAGTTTAATCCTGGTTTCTATAAGAAGGATGGAGATAAGTGGCTGTTCATGAGTGATTATTTTGCTCCGAATGGCGTATGGAATCCTGCGAGCAAAGAAGACGATCCTTCTCGTTACATTGAGAGACCGACTGCCCAGCTTAAGCAATGGTCAGGCCCGCAAGATGGGTTGCCGCCGGTAGGTACGGTGTGCGAGTTTTATGAGTGCTGCGAATGGCGCGAAGTTGAAGTAATGTACTTGAGTAAGCATACAGTTCTTTTGAAGTTTAAAAATGACGAGCACGACGACCCAGAAGGCGCGTACACACCAGAAGATATGGAGTTCCGCGCAATCAAAACCGCCGAACAACTAGCCACCGAACAACGCGAAACCGCAATCCGCGAGTTCATGGATATCGTCGGGACTGATTGCCGAGTAACTGCCGGTAAAGCGGTTGATGCCGGGTTTAAGCTGGAGGTGGTTTGATGGGTTGGCAGATTGCGGCAACTTCATTCATGGTTCTGATGCTATGTTTCTTTTTGTCGCCGCACAATAAGAAGGAGTCGGCTCTATACACGATCATGGCAACAATTGGATGCTTTTCATTTCTTGGAATATTTATCGGACTGATAATCCAAATCTGGCAGTAAAACAAAAGGCCCATAAAGGGCCTTTTTCTATTTCAGCTTGCGCTTGGCTCGCTCGATGATTCCGGGGGATAGTGGATTGCCTTTGTCGTCAACCAATACTTCGACCTGACTACAGTAGCAAAAGATCATATTCGGAACTATCGAGTACCACGTTGCAACTTCTTGGATTGTATACAGGTTGCCGTGTCGAGCTATATGGCTAGCACGGCTCGTGCTCTTAAGCGCCGAGAGGTGGAGCAATTTAGACTTTATGCCTAGGTCAGTCTGCGCCTGTTGCGCCTCTTCACGCCTAGCTGTACGCATAGCGCCGACAACTTCAGTCTGCGCTATACGGCTTGCGTCAAACTTGCTAACTCCAATCCTTGTCTCGATGTTCTCCGCGATCTTGCGTGGACTGATACCGCTAGCCATGCCGCGCGACAAGGTTGACGCTAGATCACCAGCCATGTCGTCAGAAATCTTTCTCATCTCGTTGAACGTGCGAGCCTGGAGCAGACTAAGGCGGCGACGATAAGGAGCGCTAGTCAGCAGCGAGTCTAGGTGTGGACGGCTCACTGCATACGCCTCAGACTGAATCGTCAGGTTGGCCATCGTCAGCGCCGTACCTTGAACATATGCCGGGGTGATGTACCCGGACATGAACCAGTTCGTTTGTGGCGTGCCTTCGTCTATTAGCTGGCCGATCAGCATGGAAATCTCGTTATCCATGTTGGATAGTGTGAAGTCGTCAAGCTCGAAGATGTACGTCTTCTGCTCAGCGTTGATTGCGTTAAGCGTGACGACCTTGTATGGGATGCGCTTCAGGATAGCCAAAACGCCTTTCTGTACGGCGTCAATGCGTCGATTGAAATCCTTGATAGCGCGCTGGACTCTCGCCTGCTGGCCGGTTGGATCCGTCTCGCTTCTTGGGATGATTGGCTCGCCCATAAAATCCTCTAATTAAGAAAGGCCCCATAGGGCCTTTGATTATTGCACGGTTGCCGGGTCTTCTGGCGCTGGCTCTACATCAGGAAGCGGAGTCAATTCCTCGGCGTCATAATCGTAGCCAGACGCCTCAATCATCCGCTTAATGCTGAATACCAGCTCGCCACTTGCAAGCATCTTCTGATTAACATCGGCCATGAGCACGACGTTAGCCAGCATTTCAGCCTGAGACGCCTCGCTTAAGTCATCCCAGCAAACCGACGACTCAACCGTCAGCAGCACACCTAAGCGCATCAGATGATCAACAAACGTCTCAATGTCAGACGACAACAGGCTAACCCTGCGACCCTGGCAGCGCTTGTTAAACGTCTTCTGATCCTCAGTAGATGCACGCTCACCAGTCTGATTGCCAACGATGATCTTGGACGGGATGCGGATAGACGCGCAGAAGGATTGCAGGGATACGTCAAAGGCTGGGATTGGATCTGGAACGTTAGCCACCAGAGGCGTCACAGTCGCGCCCTTAGTGATTACCGTCTGATCCTGCCCACGGTTCATGCCTCGCGTTACTTCGTCGAAGATCTCTTGCAGCTCGCCTTCAGCTACTCCATGAGCGCGCGCGATGGCAGAAAGGTCAACCTCTTTATCGAAGTTGATCGCCAATTGACGGCTAGCGTTCTTCAGGAAGGATTCACCCGAACCACCAAGCACCTTCTCCATGTTCACGCAGTCGTTGAAACCGGCTTGCAGGAATGGGATTCCGTTGCGCATGTCGCCGATAACTACGACTCGATCAGGATGCACGGTAATTATGCGACCAGGCTCTGCATCGAAGTTATCGTTAAGCGCGTTCTCGGTGTAGATAAATTCTTTTGGCTTGCCAAAGTTTGCGTCTGCTGGATTATCGTACCAAGCAGAAACGCGAATCTGAGCCTCCCAAGCTGGGATCAGGTTAATCAGCTGCTGTTCAGATGCTTTGCCGACTGGCTTATCCCACTGCTTCGAATCCTTGAATTGCAGGAGGATGCACGAATAACGCCCAACCAAGCGGCGCATATCAGCATCGCGGAACTTCTCCCACAACTTCAGGCGCTTGGCAAGCTTCTTGAATTGTTTCTCCCAAGCAGTAGGAGCTTCGGCGCGATCTTCCTCGTCGCCTTCGATAACCTCCGGATCAGTCGACCAGCAGTTCTCGTTCAGCGTCATTACTGCGCCGTGAGCAATCCCGCCGCGCTCAAACAGGCGATAGTAATCATTGAAGCAGAGATCAGTCTTGTATCCGTAGCTGCACCAGGCATCGGGGCGCTTATTGTCAATCCCGCCCATCAGCAGAGACTGGCGGCTCATCACAGCCTGACGCTCGCTCAATGCCGAGTTCAGCGCCAAATCTAGTGCAGGCGTGCGTTTCACAGTCATAAAATAGGGCCTCGTAAATTACCTACATTCTATCACCACGATAGGACGTCGATTGAATGAATGAATTGGCGATATTTGTTGGCTCATGATAGACTGAGCAGTCAATAAAATTATTGAGATGATCAATGACTCCTTCCGAAAGCGATGAGAAAAAAGATAAGGAAAAAGAGAGGAAAAGGCTTTGGTATCAGAGGAATAAGGAGCGTAGACAGGCCGCATGTAAAAAATATTACAACTCAAGAAAAGAGTATTTTGCTGAAAAGCATGCGAAATTTCATACTGAAAACAGGGACAGGCTTATTGATTATGCGATAAGGCGAGCAAAAGAAAATCCAGCATCGGCGTCAGCGGCTAGCCAAAAGCTCAGAGCCAAGCGAATTAAGAGGGTGCCGCCATGGTATGGGGAGCTTGATTACTTCGTAATGGCTGAGGCAACCTCGCTGTGCCATGACCGAAAGGTTGCCACTGGCATTGAGTGGCACGTCGATCACATGTTTCCTCTAAACGGAAAGCTGGTCAGCGGCCTGCATTGCTGGAATAACGTGCAATGTATTCCTGGATTTCTGAATGTGTTCAAGAAGAACAGACAGATGATGACTGAGCCTTTTGAGTGGCTCGGATATCTCTGAATAATTTAAAAAGCAGATTGACGCGGATTCGGATTGAGGATAAGGTTTGCGTACTTTAAATGGAGGGTTGGACGGATGAAATTGGTTGAATTGTTGGCGGACAAGTTGGTCGAGTGGCCGGAAAATACGGTCGAGTACGTTCAAGGTGATGACGGGTGCTGGCCATTGGCATTATCTGGAGCCAAGTTCACTGGATACACATGGATGCTAACCACTGGACAGACTCGTGGAAGCAAAGGAGATGTTCTGGATTTTGAGCTTGCGTCCGACTACAAGACTGCTCGGGTAACGCAGAAAATGTGGCAAGCAGAACGAGACCGCCAGAAGGGTGGCGAGTGGAAGCGGCATCGTGGTGGTAAGCAGCCCGTTGAAGACGGAGTTAGCATCGAGGTTCGTCATCGTGACGGTGAAATTGTATCCACGGAGGCCGGCAGCAAAGGCGCCATCCGCTGGAAGCACACAGGCCAACCGGGCGATATCATGGCCTTTCGAATCATCAGCCAGCCACAATCGGATGAAGTAGAAGAAATCGGATATCAAGAGACTGTCCACCCTGGAAACACGGACATCTACGCAGACGACGAATCAGAAGGAGAGGTTATCGTGCAATACATCGAAGCCAAGACGGATCAAATGGAAACGCCATTCAAGTGGCGAGACGAAGTAACCGAACTCAACGCCTACATCGAGAAATTCACCCGCGAGCGTGATGCGCTGATCGACCTTCTGGCTAGCGAAGGGTTTGCGCTGATCCCTGCTATGGCTCCGGTTATGGGGGCGGCTGATATCAATCCTCCTTTCAAAGATTGGCAGGTTGGCGATATCGTCGAAGTCATTAATATCAGCTGTTTCGCGAATTCAAGCGTTAAGGTTGGCGACCAGTATCCGATCTCTCATAGAGATAGCGTGGACGTAAAAGGTCCAGTCGGAACATTTGGCGACGAGGATAATTACAAGTTCATCCGCCGCCAGTAACCCATAGTCATCAACCAAAGCCCTCCTAGCCAGAGGGCTTTCTTTTGTCCGTGATATGATGACTGCATCAAATAGAATGGCGTCGTGAAAATGAAAGTGATACTAAGAAAAGAGGCTAGAGAGGATGGGCTTGTTCGCTACTACACAGGAAAGCCATGCGTTCATGGCCACGTCGACGAAAGACAGACATCTAGCGGTGTCTGCATGGAATGCGCACGAATCAAGGCGAAGGCGTTTGCTGGCGCCAGATATGGCATAGATAAAGAGTACACGGAAAAACTAACCGATAGAAACAAGGCATACAGACAGACCGATAGAGCAAAAGAGCTAAGCAGGGCCAAGGTTAAAACAGAAAAGCATCGCGCATACCGACGAGAGTATCTTGCGTTGCCGCACATGAGAGCAAAAAAACGAGCATACGACAAAGCCAGACAGGCGACAGATAAATACAAGGAGTCGATCAGGAGCAAATACCGCGACGACAAGCATCACAGGATCGCGTGCATATTACGATCAAGGCTTGTGGCATGCGTGCGTAAGGCCAAGATGAGCAAGGGTTCTGTTTCGGTCAGGGATATAAACATAGAAAATCTAATGACTCGGATTGAGTTCAATTTCAAGCCAGGAATGACATGGGAGAATCACGGGGATTGGCATATCGATCACGTAAAACCGGTTGCCGCATTCATTGCTCAGGGCAAGGATCTATCCATGATCAATCTTCTCTGCAACCTACGCCCAGAGTGGAAGTCCGACAATATGTTAAAATCTTCAAAATTCAATGGCGTGATGTATCGCTATAAGTCCACCCAGAGTATTCGGAATGAAGAAGACAAGGGTTAACATCCTGTCAGCGGTTAACGCTGACTCGATCAAGATTGAGCGCACGGAGGTAGCTGGCGAGAAGTACGCGGTTATCAAGAATGTGCTGTGGATGAAGGACAACATTGTCTTAAACGATGGTCTGTACTCTTCGTCCGAGAACGCCAAGGGTTATTCGTCGATGGATGGCCGCGTGATGCCTTTCGGGCACCCAGAAGTAAACGGACAGTATGTCGCTATCAGCTCGCTAGACAACGCTGATGTTGCGGTGGCACTAGGCAAGCACTACGGCGGTGTTCACGCTCAGAACGTGCGACAGGCCGGCGAAGAGTACTTCGCTGACGTGATGATCAACGAGCGCGTTGCTAAATCCCATCCAGACGGTGAAATGCTGCTGAATTGGGTTGGCAAGGCTGAAGACTACCAAGTCAACGGCGCAGCTAAGCCGGAGCCAGTGCATATGTCAACCGGCCTTATGACTGCTCGCGTGAATGCCAAAGGCGAATCTCGCGGCAAGTCGTATAGCTGGATCGCCACTCAGCAGTCCTATGACCACCTGGCAATCCTGTTCCACGAGCAAGGCGCTGGCGGTGATGAGGTTGCAATCGCGGTCAACTGCGAGTCGGTCATTAACTCAGTGCTGCCGACTGTCAACGAAGACGCCCTAGACGACTCATATGGCGAGAAGCTTGCCATCTTGAGCGAGGCAGTCAAGGAGCGGTTTGCCACTTCGGACAGTTACGCGTACGTGCAAGACTTCGATGATCGGGCGCTGATCTATGTAACGCCAGAAGGCACTTACACAATCGACTATCACTATGAGGGTGACAATCCAATCCTTACCGGCGAATCGAAAGTAGTAACTGTTGAAACATCGTACAAGGTCAAAACCAACACCATCATGGCTAACTTGAAAGCTATGGTAAAATATTTCAGTACCAAAACTGAACAGCCAGTCGTGGCTAATGTTATCGAGGAATTAGAGATGGACAAAGTTGAACTTCAAGCGATGCTTGATGCTCAGGCTGAGAAACTTAGCGGTGCGTTCAACGCTCAGCTGGAAGCTCAATCTGTGACCATCAATGCATTGCAGGAATCGCTGAAGGCTAACGCCGAAGCGGGCCTGAAAGACAAACGCGCCGCAGTAGCAAAAGTTCACGGCGAAGTTGTTGCAAACGCTCTGCAAGGTGAAGCTCTTGACGCAATGTTCGCTAGCGTGCAAACCGCTGCTGGCATCGTTTCGGGCGCTCCAGTTACCAACGCCAAAGACGAGTTCGAAGGCTATAGCTTGAACAAAGCTGATCAGGAGGCCAAATAATGGCTAACGTTATCTGGCGTGGTCCTGTGCATCTCGCACAGCCTGATTCGCGCACCGCAAAGACTGGCGCAAGTATTCTGCCGGGGCTCGCTGTAACTTTGACCGCTGGCGTGTGGCAGTTGGCAGCAACCTCCAAGGTTGATTTCTTCATCATGCACAACCGCGCCTACATCGGCGAAACCGTGGATACCGCTGTTCCGTCCGGCGAGACTGGCGAGGCATTCAAGCCTGTAACTCAGTACGAGTTCAATGTTCGCTTTGCCGCTGCTACCTACGCACCTGGCGCAGTCCTGAGTGTTGCTGCCGGCCAGTTCAAAGCAGCCGCAACCGGTGAAGTCGCCGTCGCAGTATTCGACGAAGCAGCCTCCCGAGCAATCTCCGCGAACGGCCTCGGTGACGTCCGTATCCTGCCTAACTCCTACGTGGTGTAAGAACAATGCCTATTCTGACTTTTAACAAAGAGCAAGAGGCTGCCGTAATCGGCAAGCGCCGCGCTCACAACGCCCGTCAAGAGCGCCTCGCACGAGATAGCGAAGGCGAGCTGATCGGTAACGCCTACACCATCCCTCGTGACGCGTGGGCTACCTACGACAACGACCTGATCACCTTGCAGCGTGCTCAGCTTGGCGTGTTCACTGACTTGGCCAGCCTGCAAAAGAGCGTTCCAATTGGCAAAGTCCTGCACTACTTCTCCAAGGTCGGTGACCAAGGCGAAGTGAACAGCTCGATTGATGGCCGTAGCCGTGCGAAAGCAGACGCTCCAGTCATTGATTACGAAGGCACTCCGGTTCCAATCTACGACACCACCTTCACCTTCGGCTGGCGCGATGTTGAAGCAGCTCGTCAAGACGGTGGCTGGCAGTACCTGGACGCCGCTACTCGCGACAACGGTAACCGTCGCATTTTGGAAAAATTGGAAGATCTGGTAATTAACGGGGACACCAAGTTCAACGTGGCCGGCAACCAGATCTACGGTATCCGTACCGCGCCAAGTCGCGCTACTGGTAACTTCGGCAACGTTGATCTGGTAACCGCTACCGGTGCTCAGTGGGTTGAAGCGATCAAGCGTGTTCTTCTCGGCCTGCAAGCCAAGAACTTCTACGGCGGCGCTACCATCTACCTGAACTATGGTGACTGGTTCGCTGCATCGGTTAACGACTACGTTACCGCCGCGCCTCAGAACACCATCCTGGCTCGCCTGATGGCGATTCCTGGTGTTGTTGCAATCGTTCCATCCACCGCTGTTCCAGTGAACGAAATCCTCGCCGTTGTGAAAGAACGCCGAGTGCTGGAAATCCTGACTGCGATGCCTGTTACCACCATGCCGATTGAACGTAAAAACTTCACCGACGAGTACAGCTTCCAGATCATGAGCGCAGTAGCACCACAGTTCAAGCGTGATAACGCTGGCAACAGCGGCGTAGCGCAGTTCGTTAAAGGCGCATAACCGCCTGAGTTAGAATAGGGGCCTTAGCGGGCCCCTTTTTTATTGGAGTGAAAATGAAAGAGTTTGAGATTACGCAGCATGGCGTTTTCGTTGACGGCGTAGAACTTGAGATTGGTGTACGGGTTAAGCATGAGTCGCTGCCTGTAACGCTGGTTAACAAGGCTGTCGAAGTTGAATCGGTAGAGGTCGAAGCTCCGCGCCGTGGTCGCCCGCCAAAGGATAAAGAGTAATGGCCAGATTCCGCGTAACATACCCAACGAACGGTCTTGAGGCTGGCGCTGTAGTCGAGGCCGACTCATGCCCTCAATGGCTTAGGGGTAAGTGTGTATCGTTGCCTGATGAGGCTGTGAAGGTGCTTGAGGTGGCGACGCCTAGGCCTAAGGTTAAGCGAAAGTAATAAAAAAGCCCTCACTTGGAGGGCTTTGTTTTAGATCAGGATAAGCAGCAGGAGCCATAGCATGGTCGTGTCCTCGGTTTGTTTGTGGGCCTGATGTTCAGGGCGCTTGTCTTGCTTAACTCAGAGACTAGACTCTCAATCTAATCCCGTCAAGCAAGAAATTTCATTATTTTCGGCGAAATCTCCTTAGCCTTAGTCACCAGAAACAAATGCCCGTCGTCAATGATGTGCATTTCAGCGTTAGGAATACGTCTAGCGATGAATTCCATATTGACTAGCGGAATGATCGGATCGTCATTGCCAGCTAAAACTAGAGTCGGTTGCTTGATCTTGTGCAGCCAGAATGCCGATGACCACCACCAGACCGCCATACCTTGGAGCTTGTACCCGAGTTGCGATGTTGGCGCCTTCATTTTGTTGGCGTAACTTATGCACAGCTCAGGATTATTCCGAAACGACCCGCCGTAAATCTCAGGCGCAATTGCAGCCATATGCTCATGGTTCGTGTAGCGCTCAGGACTCGCCATCAGCATCAGAACCTTCATCGATGGCGGAACCATCGTCACGCCTGAAGAGGTAGCTGCTAGGATGAGCTTGGTGCAGCGCTTAGGATGGTCATAGGCGAACTGCTGAGCAAGGAAACCGCCCCATGAAACGCCTGCAACCGTTACCTCGTCGTAATCCAGCACATCAAGCATGCGTGTAACTAGTCGTGCAAGACTGCTGAATGTGTAAGGCAGCAGAGGTGTTGCCGATCCGCCGACTCCAGGCACGTCGAACGCAATCACCTCAAGATCCGGATCAAGCGCAGCAACGAATGGAAACACAAGCTCCAGTGATGCGCCTATGCCGTTAAAGATCAGCAGCGGCGTAAGAGTTGACTTGCCCGGACGTACAGCCGTGCGGATTGTCTGTCCGTCGATAATGACTGTGCGGTAAACGAATGGTGTTGTTTTTATTTCCGTTAAGCAGCTCATCGTCATTCCTTTGATTAAAACTACAAGAAACTCAGCACGCGCTCGTATTCTGCTGTCATTCGATCCGCTTCGGCTTGGGCTTCCTGTTCTGTCTTGAAGCTGCCGATGATCATTTCGACGCTGGTGACGGTGAAGGTGTTACGGGCTTTCTGTACGGTGAAGGTCATGTCGTTTTTCCTGTGGTTTTATTGCGTGATTCGTAGGCTATTCCCTCGCAGATTCTACGTCAATAGCCCGTGCTAAAATATGGGAAACTATTTTCCAGGTGGCGAAAATGCCGACGCTAGAGCAGCTTCAAGAATATCTCGCCAGCATCGGCGTACCAATTCCACCAACATTCATCTTGCAGGCATGGCTTGATACGGTTGCGATCATTCAGCCGTGCCTTGATGGTGCTGGCTATCCTGCATCCACCCAGATGCTGATCTACCTGTACGCGCTTGGAATGTTCGGGTTCGTCTCTGGCGACAAGTACATCTCCAGCCAGACGGCACCTAGTGGCGCGTCTCAGTCCTTCCGTTACAAGTCGTTTACTGATGGCTATCGTTCACTGCGTTCGCTACTGAATGCGCTCGACACCAGCGGCTGCACCACTTCCATAATCCCTCCAGAGCCTGGCACATCTGCTGGTCTGTGGGTTTCGACTGGCGGGAAGTGCTGCTGATGGCCTTCATGTCCGCGTGGTACATGATCGACACCGCAACGATCTATCCAAGGCTCGCCGAAGCCGACTGGGGCGGTGGCGTAACATACGGAACCCCGTACACCATCCTTTGCGGGCATGAGGGCGTATCGCGCCAATCACGCGACACTGAAGGCGCAGAGTTCGTGACTCGCGATATCTATTACACTGGCGATGTTCGCCCCCAATACCTAGACCGCATCGCATACGGCGACACTACCGCCCAAGCATGGGATGCAGTATCGGCCGCAGAGATTCGCAAGATAGCTCGTCATGGTATGTCTGCCATGGGTTATGAGGATGAGTACGATCTGGAGACTGTCTGATGCCGGTTAAGGGGTTGAAGGAAGTTCGTCAGCAATTACGCAGAGTGTTCGGTGACATATCCGGCCCTAAAGCAGAGAAGACTCTGACGGAGGTGCTTATTGAGGCATCAGCATTTGCTGCAACCATGACGCCTATCGACACCTCGAACTTAATCAACAGCCAGTACAGAAAGATTACGGCTTATGGCACTAGGGTTGTTGGAGCTATTGGATACACCGCTGCATATGCCGCTGCCGTACATGATGCAAAAGGCACCCTTCTCGGAACAAATACTCCACGATCAAAATCAGATCCGTCTCGTGGTAATTTTTGGGATAAAGACGGTGAGCCTGAGTTTCTGCGCAAGGCATTCGAAGATTCTGATGCTCGAGCGGCAATCGATGCAATCATTCAACGCGGGATGAAAGTCTAATGAGTCACACACCAATCAACCTGTTCCGCGACTGGCTAGAGGCTTATGTTTCAACTGCCGGCTATACGATTAGTCGTGGGATGTGGGAAGAAACAAATAACTCCACAAAGAAGTTTGTAGCTGTCTGGTCTGACTCTGGACGCTCGCCAAATGGTGAAATCCAGTATCCGCATATTCGCGTGATTGTAACTGGTCGCTCAAATGGCAGGGCTCTTGGTGATACTGAGGCCGCCGAGCTATTCATTGAATCACTATTCGACGCCGCCATTTCCAACTTCTCGACTAACTGCATGATGCAAATTCGAGCACTTGGAAGCATTCAGGGGCCTTATTACACAGAGACAAACCGACCGTGGCTAGAAATTAATTTCGAGCTTACGTGTTAAACTATTGCTTGAAATATACGCTCAGTTGTGGGCGATACTCAACAACCTTATAGGAGGCGCCGAGAATGGCCCTTAACTGTGCAAGTTCTAAATTCGTAGGTAAGAGCGTTCTCGCAGAATTTGCTCTAGCTTGCGGCGATGTTGATCCGATGACGCTGACATGGCTTCCGCTGGGTGCCGCTCGCAACAAATCGCTGACCATGAGCGCTGATACCGTTGACGCTACCGCAGATGACTCTGTAGGCAGCTTCCGAGATACTCTGATCACGTACAAGACGTTCGAAGTGTCGATTGACGGCGTAACTAAACGCGACGATGGTACTACATCCAATCAGCAGTTGCTGTTTGAGCACTTCGTAACCGACCCTCAGCCGTACGTATGGATCCGCCTTACCGGTCCAATCAACACCGTAATTGGCTTCTGCGTGCTCACAGAATTCAGCCAAGAGTTCCCGTACGATGATATCGCTACTTATTCAATCACTGCAAGTGCAACGTCTCGCCCGGGTGGTCTGGCTAGCGTAATTGTTGAAGATACTCCAATAGCCGTTACATCCGTCGTGACAACTCCAGCCACTGCAACTGTAGCCGTTGGTAATGTGACCAACATCGACTCTGCTGTTCTTCCTGCCGCCGCTAACCAAGCAGTAGTCTGGACTTCAGGAACGCCAGCAAATGCCACTGTGAACTCTAGCGGTCGTGTAACTGGTGTGGCTGTCGGTACTTCTACCATCACGGCAACATCGGTGGTTGATCCTACCAAGAGCGACACTACTGTGGTTACAGTCGTGGCTTAAACGCAGTAGATACACAAAGGCCCCTAAGCGGGGCCTTTTTTATTGGTTCAGATTTCCTTCTTCGCTAACAAGATGTACTTGCTTGGCTCTATGCAGGCGAATCTAGGATCCTCACCAATTGACCGGTTATATGAGTTGTACGCCTCGGCCTTTTGAAAGCAGTCGGCATCGCTAGCTACTGCCTCTCTTGCCGTGAGGTCAATGTAATCGCAGCCAACGTCAGAACACAAGCCAACCACCAGCATCAGAGTAAGCATTTCACATCCTTGAATTCGTTTGAGTTAGCGTAGTGTATCTATTTTATTCAGTGCGTCAACACGCTGAGCTCATGATCTTTGAAATATTTCATGATCTCGTCGTCATACCGAAGCCACTCAGTAGCTCCGTCGAACCCAGTAAATCCAGCGCTCATGAATCTACCAAGAATCTCTTTTTCTAGCCTTGCTGCGTCTTGCCCACTCATGAACGATGTAAATTCAATCGTGAATGAAAATGGAGTTTTTGCAGTCAGCCTACTAAATCTCTGTCTGAGATTATGGCTTACTCCTATTTTTAACAGTGAGCCGTCTGAAGACTTTAACAGGTAAAGATATCCATTTTTTCCAGGATTGAATCCAGTTCGACTGCAAGATGGGCATCCATTTCCTGACAGGTGATAAGCGGCAATCTGAAAAAAATCACCATGCGACGGGCACGTTATGCATAATTTTTCCTTGCTTTCAATATAAATTGCCTTGCCATATTCGTACTTTTCCCCGTGGACATTTTTTGCCCTGCTGATGAAATCATCTAGCGTGTGCTGATGATGATCTCTTGCCTTTTTTGTGCCGCACGTAGGGCACCCGCTTCCGTTAAAATGAGAAGACGGCGACTGCATAAATGATCCGTGCTCACGACATATAATTTTAACCGGCGTGAACATATTTTCGTAAACTACGGAATCGTAAAAATAAAATCCATCATGAATAACCATGGCCCTATCACAAAATGATTTTGTGTCCAGGCGTCTCTTATCTGATCTTGATTTCAGTCCACAAGACGGGCATCCACGACCTCTCAAATGGCAAGCTACGCGCTGAGAAAACTCACCATGGACATCGCAATAGATAGAAACGATATCCCTATAACTCGACTTGGTCACGTTCGAATAGCCATACCTTCCACCATGAACGGATCGTGCCTTTTCTAAAAATTCTTCTTTTTTTGTAGATCTCAATTAGCCAACCCCTGAAAATAAATGAATTCTTGCCATGATATTATGTACTTCAATATTTTGGAAGAAAAAAATGAGAGCGATCACATCGGTTGGCGAACTGGGTGTCAGTTTCGGTGATCACGACTGGCTCTTCAGGCCTTCCCTCGCCGCAATGGATTCTCTAGGCTCTCCATCCGAGATCGTGGAAAAGTTCAGCCTTCTGTTCTCTGCCCCAAAATTAAACCCGTTTTGGCCTGTGCCTGCGTATAGGGCATGGGAGCGCGAAGTCATGGCTACGGCCTATGACGTTCTCGTGGCTTGCTGTGATGAAGATGTAACACCCCTGCTTGGCCATATGGGTAGCAGGTGGGGATCATTTGTTCCTGGCGCTATGCCTTCTCAGGATATGGTTCACATTGCCCGATCTCTCATGCGTCACGGGATTATCGGACTGAAACCGGAAGGTAGACTGATCGCAAAGCCCAAAGAAGAATTCGTGCCGGAATTCAAGCCACGCGAATTTGTTTCTCAAGCCGTCGCGCATCTCGGACTGTCTAGCGCCGAAGCCTGGCAGATGACAATGACAGAGTTCTCTGGCGCCATGCAATCAAAATTCGGAAAGCCTGACACTCTTCCGCCGCCAGAAGAACACGATGAAGCAATGTCGCGCCTCGCAGAAATTAACAGATTGCGTCAGTATCAGGTGAAGAAATGACTATCAGTGCCGGATCCATCCAATACCAAGTTGAAATCGAGACGGCGCAAGTTTTAACCGGCTCGCAGAATGTCAACAAGAGCCTAGATGGCCTACAAACTGGGTTCAATAAGACCGACAAAGCTGCCGCTAACTCATCCAAGAGCATGAACACTCTCGGCAAGAGCATGTCTACTGCCGGCAGTGAGTCGTCTAAATTTGGTACGGCGATCACTCCGCTGGCTGGCGCAATCGCCGGCATCGTGTCCGTGCAGGCTATTGCTAACCTGCAAAAGCTAAGTGAGCAGTTCACGCTGCTTGAGTCGCGAGTTAAGCGCCTGTCTGCTACTTCTTCCGACGCCAAGACAAACTACGCAGCTCTGATCCAGATCTCTTCCGCTGGTGGCTCTGACTTAACGACAACCATTAAGCTATGGGAAAGCCTGACGGCATCCCTGACTAGCCTTGGCGTCACTCGTGATCAAGTGCTTAGCCTGACCGACACACTGCAAAAGATTGGCAAGATTGGCGGTTCAAGCGCAGAAGAGATCAGCGCTGCATTGCGTCAATTCAGTCAGTCAGTAGCAGGCGGCACTCTTCGCGCCGAAGAATTCAACTCAATCATTGAACAGATGCCAGAACTTGGCCGCAAGATCGCAGATGGTCTTGGTATTCCGTTCAATGAACTTCGTCAGCAGATGCTTGACGGCAAGTTGACGATTGACCGCGTATTGACTGCCATTCAAGAGCAGACCGGTAAAGTTAACGCTGAATTCAAGAATGTACCGCGCTCTGTTGGTGATGCAAGCAATGCAATCGTCAACTCTATGGGCGTGGCGATATCCAAGATCGACCAGGCTGCTGGAGCTTCTCGCGCACTAGCTAAAGCTCTGGATGCCGTAGCTCTAGGTATTCGCCTATCTTCTGGTCAGCTTGATGACCAGCAGCAGTTAAACAAGCTTGTAACAGAGCGCGCAACGGCTGAGCAGCAGTATGCAACTCAAATAAAGTTTGGTCTCACAGCTACGGCAGCAGCAACCAAAACAAGAATCGACGGAATCAATGACGAAATTCAAGCAATCCAAAACAGGAAGGTTGCTGAGCAGAAGGCTGAAGGTGACAAGCTAAAGATCACTGCCCCACAGAACGGACCAAAGACAGACTCGCAAAAGGCAATTGATAAGCTCAAGGAAGAAGCTGATGCAGCAAAACTGTCTGGAGAAGCCAAGGCTAAGCTTCTAGCTATTCAAAAACTTGGAAGCGCTGCTACGGAGGCAGAGAAAGCACAGGCGGCAGAGCTTGGTGCGGAAATCTACAAGCTAGATACTGCAACTAAGACACTTACGGCATCAAAAAAGAAAGGCATCTCTGAAACCGCTGCTGCTGCAAAGAAAGCAGAAGCAGAGGCAAAAAAAGCAGCCAACGAAGAGAAGACCGGCATTGAGGCGAACCAGAAAGCGTTCACAAAGCTAGGTGTTGAGCTTGCTAGTGTAGGCCAATCTGCACGCGAGCTTGCACAGGACCAGGCTCAGCTAAGCCTAAACAAATACGCCACGCCAGAGCAGATCCAATCTATCCGAGATATTGCTGGCGCCTTCTATGATGCCAAGACGGCAAAGGATACGCTTGCCCGCGTAGATCCTGCTGCGGCAGCTACTCAGGGGTATACGCAACAGCTAAAAGATCTGCAAACCGTTAACGACATGAAGTTGCTGAGCGATACAGACTATCTCGCGCTCAAGGAACAAGCAGAAACCGAATACAACGCTCGCATGATGGAGATCGAAACACAGCGTTTCGCGGCTCAGTCTGCTGGTAATCAGGCACTGATGGATGGTCTTACTGCGCTAGGAACGGCTGGCACCCAAGCTCTTGGCGGCCTCCTGTCTGGCACCATGAGCCTTCAAGATGCGCTAGGCAATATCGCCAACACCGTACTGAATGCCGTTATTGGCTCGTTCGTTCAGGCTGGTATTGAGTGGGTTAAGCAGCAGATCGTTATGGCTACTGTGGG